GGAAGAGGAACTGAAATTACCACGCTACCAGGCGGCGAGAATCTTGGACAAATAGATGATATTATATACTTCCAAAAGAAACTATATAAATCACTCAATGTTCCAGTAAATCGTTTAGAACAAGAAGCTCAATATAGTCTTGGAAGAACAACTGAGATTACAAGAGACGAAGTTAAATTTAAGAAGTTTATAGACAGATTAAGAAAAAGATTCTCTGATTTGTTTATGCAACTTCTCAAAACTCAACTCTTATTAAAGGGTATCATTACAAAAGATGATTGGAAAACTTGGAAAGAAAGTATTGCCTTTGATTATATTGAAGATAACTATTTTTCTGAATTAAAACAATCAGAAATGATAAGAGAAAGGTTTGAAATGTTAAGTTCATTAGATGAACATATCGGTAGATTTATATCTAATGAATGGGTACGAAAAAACATTCTTCGCTTTAACGACGAAGAAATTGAGGAAATCCAAAAACAAATCGATGCTGAGAATAAGTCTGGCGAGAATGATATGCCAGATCCAGATGATCCACGGTTTGATTAGGATATGATTTTTTATAAATATATAAACAGGAATAAAAAAAATGGCAGTAAATGATTTGATTCAAAACTTAAATGATGGCGATAACGTAAAAGCTAATAAAGAGTTTAATACTCTTATGGCTGATAAAATGGCCGCAGCTCTTGATGCTAAAAAAATTGAAATAGCATCAGGGATGATTCAGCGTAAAGCCGCTGAAAAAGAAACAACCGAAGGATAATAATCCATGATATCATTTGTAGAACTTAGAGAAAAAGTAAAGCTTAAAGGCGGCGAGAAAGAAGTCAAATCCTATAAAGCTGGTAAAAGAAAAGATAAAGAAGTTATCATTTCTAAAAAAGGCTCTAAATTTGCAGTTTATGTAGATAATGAGTTACTTGATAACGACTACAAAAACGAAAAAGAAGCTCAAAGCGCTGCAGATGATATGCTTAAACTACTAGGTATCTAAATGAAATTAATAACCGAATATGTAGAACAAAATTTAGAAACGATTTGCGAAGCTAAGAAAGATGGTTCTAAGAACTATTTTATCGAAGGCGTATTTATGCAATCGAACAAAAAGAATCGTAACGGTCGTATATACGAAAAGAAAACTATGGAGAAAGCCGTAGAAAAGTATATAAACGAACAAGTTAAAACAGGAAGAGCTGTTGGAGAGTTAAATCATCCAGAAGGACCAACAGTAAACCTGGATAAAGTTTCACACAAAATCACAGATCTGCATTGGCAGGGAAATGATGTTGTAGGAAAGGCATCAATCTTGAAGACTCCTATGGGACAAATAGTCGAAGGACTACTCGAAGGTGGAGTTAAGCTTGGTGTATCAAGTCGTGGTATGGGAAGTCTTGTACAAAGGAATGGCGCTCAATATGTGGGAGATGACTTTATGTTATCAACTGTAGATATTGTTCAGGACCCTTCAGCTCCAAGTGCATTTGTAAATGGAGTTATGGAAGGTGTTGAATGGGTATGGGATAATGGGCTAATTCGTCAACAAGATATTGAAGAAATTGAGACTGAAATTAAAAGTACTTTAAGTAAAAATTTACCTGAAGTTGAAATAAGAGCTTTTAAAAATTTCCTCTCTAAGTTAAATCTAAAATCATAGGAGAATACTATGTCAGACGACGTTTTAAATAACGCTGAAGAAGTAGTTGAAACTGTTGAAGTTGAAGAGCAAGTTTCTGAAGAAACAACTGAAGAGCTCGTTGAAAATGAGGAAATTTTAGACGAGGAAGTTGAAGCTTTAGAAGAAGGCAAGCACGAGGATGAGGAAGAAGAGCATGAACCTAAGAAGGAAACTGTTCAAACTCCAAAAACTAAAGCTGGCGTAATTCAAGCAGCAGTCGAAATGCTTAAGAAAGCAAAAAAAGAAGACGCACAAAAAATGTTTGCTAAGTTAGTAACTATTGATGGCGAAGAAGAATCTATTAAATCAGCCGATGACGCATCAAATGCAGTCAAAGGTAAAATGCCTGAACCTAAAGCGAAAGCTAAGGTTGAGTCAATTGATTTTGAAGAAGATATCGACGCAATCATCAAGGAAGAAGCTACACTTTCAGACGGATTCCGTGACAAAGCATCTGCCATTTTCGAAGCAGTACTTACAAGTAAGTTAAGCGAAGAAATTGATAGACTTGAAGCAGAATATGCGCAAAATCTCGAAGAAGAAGTATCAGAAGTTCAAACTTCATTAGTAGAAAAAGTAGATTCATACTTAAACTACGTTGTTGAAGGATGGATGAAAGAAAATGAAGTTGCAGTACAAAACGGTCTTAGGACTGAAATTGCTGAAGACTTTATGACTTCACTTCAATCCGTGTTCAAAGAACACTATATCGAAGTTCCTGAAGGTAAGGTAGACTTGGTTGATGAACTCAACGAATCAGTCACTGAGCTTGAAGAGGCTTTAAATAAAACCACAGAAGATAATATCAGACTACACACTGCAGTTCAAGAATTTGAAAAGCAAGAAGTTGTCAGAGAACAATCTTCAGGGCTTGCAGAAACTGAAGCTGAGAAATTAGCATCTTTAGTTGAAGATATCGAATTCGATAACAAAGAAACTTTTGAAATGAAAGTTAAAACTGTTAAAGAATCATACTTCAAATCAGATGTTAGTGAAACAGCCGATGAAGTTGATAGTCTATTAGGCGAAGATAATGTTTCAGACGAAACTGTATCAGAGTCAATGTCTAAATACGCTCAAGCTATAACAAATTTCACTAAATAAAATAGGGGAAAACAGAAATGTTTAACGCAGATAAAAACTTAATGGAAAAATGGGGTCCTGTACTTGATCACGAGTCAGCTCCATCTATCCAAGACAACTACAAGAAGGCTGTAACAGCTCGCTTGTTAGAAAATCAGGAAGTTGCCCTACAAGAAGAAAGAGCTCAGATGCAAGGAAATTATATTTCTGAAGCAGCAGCTGCCAATAACGTTGGTGGTGGTAATATTGGAACTTTTGATCCAGTATTAATCTCTTTAGTTCGTAGAGCAATGCCTAACTTAATTGCATATGATATCGCTGGTGTACAACCAATGAGTGGTCCTACAGGACTTATCTTTGCAATGAAATCAAAATACTCAACTCAGGGCGGTACTGAAG